TCCGATTCCGACACTGCCAGGTATTTGGCGGGCAGTGTGATGGAGGCCTTCCTCATCAAACCACCCGAGCTTACGAGCTTGGCCCAGATGGCCACTGGGGAAAGCTCGGAGCTCATCGATCTCAGCCAGCAGATCGGTAAGCAAGTTGCCCAAACACGGAAGACCGTGTGGGGCTGGGTGCGTGGTGAGAACGAGCTCCGTGAAGTGTTTGCAGGCTATTACACGCGGTTTTTCGGAGCAACCGCGTTCCCGCACCGCAGATAGGACAGGGCGCGTGTGACGGAGGGACTGTGCTTGGAAGGGGTGAAAATGGCCCCGATAGCACCAGACTGTAGGATCGTCAGTAGTCCTCCCAGCATAGCATGCGAACCCTGTAAGAGGCGGTTGTGGAAGGAGAACGTCCCCCAGCTCGAAGGAGTCCGTGATACGGTAGTACACGCGAGCTGTATGCACAACGAGATGGCCGGTCTCGTGGGGCGCCATCTCATGAAATTAAAAGTAGCAAGTGTTGAAGGTCTTGCATCCCTTCGGGCGAACAGTGAGCGGATTTACACCAGCCTCCGTGGCCGGCGTAACTGCGAAAAATGGTCCGGGGAGCAAGTCGTGAATTGCTACGATGGTGCTAAAAAGAGAGTTTACATGAAGGCGTGGGAAAGCTTGTTGCGTGTTCCAGTGGGTAAGCGCGATGCAGGGCTTTCGGCTTTCGTTAAACCTGAGAAACGATACTTGGAAAAGGCAGACAAACCGCGAATCATACAATATCGCGGGCCACGGTACAATATCGAGTTGCTCAGGTACGTTAAGCCTATAGAAAATTTCTTGTATTCTCTAAAGCATCCAAGAACGAAAACCAGGATCTTTAGCAAAGGCATGAACAATCATGCCAAGGCTAAACTGATCATAGAGAAACAACGTCTGAGTGGGGGAGTCATAATTGAGGCGGACTACAGCAAATTCGACGCACACGTCGGAAACACGCTTGCTGTTGAGCACGAGTTCTACAGTATGATTTTCCCGGGCGATACAATGCTCTCGAAATTGCTGCATTGGCAATGCAGCAATAAGGGTGTGTCGTCCACTGGCATCAAGTACCAAATGGAGGGTCGCCGGGCTTCCGGCGATGCCAACACTGCATTGGGTAACTGCTTGCTGGTTCTGATGATGTTGTATGATACGCCTTATGACTATATCATCGACGGGGACAATATTCTTGTCTTCGCGCCGGATGGTAGCGCAGCTGGGCTCTTGCGGGACAAGATGGAAATGTACGGCCATGAGCTACAGTGCGATGTACGAACCACTCTGGGTGAGGTTGAGTTCTGCCAGTCAAAGATAGTCTATGTTGACGGCAGACCGACCATGGTCAGGGACCCCATGAAGGTGTTGGCGACGACATTCGTCAGCCACAAACACTATCATGAGGCGAAAGGGGGCAAGCGATATAGTGCGACAGTAGCGCAAGCATTGTTGGTCATTAATCGCGGCGTCCCAATCATCCAGGCCTTCGCTGAGACGGAACGCAGTAATGTCCGTCTCATGCCTGAGGCACTTGAGTGGGAGTACAATATAGTCAAGGAGATCAGTAGCAGATGGGATCTGGTGCAACCAACCCCGGTGAGCACCAGCACCAGGTTGAGTTTTGAAGATGCGTTTGGGATTAGCCCGGCGAGGCAAATCGAGATTGAAAGATCGTTCAGAAGCACGACTGGTCGGGTGTACGAACAGTGCCCGATTGTGGTCTCGCCAACTGGTGGTCTCTGGGACTTCTCAGACCC